ATGAAATTTAAAAAATGTCTTCTGCCTGTGGCAATGTTAGCGTCATTCACTCTGGCAGGATGCCAGTCAAATGCTGACGATCATGCTGCCGATGTTTATCAAACCGATCAACTGAATACCAAACAAGAAACTAAAACCGTTAATATTATTTCCATTCTTCCCGCAAAAGTTGCCGTAGACAACTCCCAAAATAAACGGAACGCACAAGCCTTCGGCGCGCTTATTGGCGCAGTCGCTGGCGGTGTTATCGGCCACAACGTCGGGTCTGGCAGCAATTCCGGAACGACGGCAGGTGCAGTTGGCGGCGGAGCTGTAGGCGCGGCAGCGGGTTCTATGGTGAATGATAAAACCTTAGTGGAAGGTGTTTCTTTAACCTATAAGGAAGGCACCAAAGTGTATACCTCTACCCAGGTGGGTAAAGAGTGCCAGTTTACGACAGGTTTAGCCGTTGTTATTACCACGACGTATAACGAAACGCGTATTCAGCCAAATACCAAATGTCCTGAAAAGAGCTAATAATCAGGAGGAGTCATGAAGAAAGTTTTTCTTTGCGCCATCTTAGCCTCCTTAAGCTATCCGGCTATCGCCTCATCATTGCAGGATCAACTCTCTGCTGTCGCAGAAGCGGAACAGCAAGGTAAAAATGAAGAGCAAAGGCAGCATGACGAATGGGTCGCGGAGCGCAACAGGGAAATCCAGCAAGAGAAGCAACGTCGCGCAAATGCCCAGGCCGCCGCTAACAAAAGAGCGGCAACGGCAGCGGCAAATAAGAAAGCTCGTCAGGATAAACTGGACGCCGAAGCCTCTGCGGACAAAAAACGCGATCAAAGTTATGAAGATGAGCTACGCAGCTTAGAGATTCAGAAACAAAAACTGGCGCTGGCAAAAGAAGAAGCCCGCGTTAAGCGAGAAAACGAATTTATCGATCAGGAACTGAAGCACAAAGCTGCGCAAACCGATGTGGTGCAATCTGAAGCTGACGCCAACAGAAATATGACTGAAGGCGGTCGCGATCTGATGAAAAGCGTGGGCAAAGCAGAAGAGAACAAATCGGACAGCTGGTTTAATTAATCGATGTTAGTAACTTCAATCCTATAATTCTTGAAGATAAAAAACCCTCTGTAGTAACAGAGGGTTTTGTTCATTCATAGTGCAGGGTCAAATCATTCCCACTCAATTATTTACGACACGCATAACCAATTGACTGATAACAACTTTCTGCAACCTGATTTTCACCGTACCGTTTTATATACCGTCACCGAAAATCAGTACCACGATTTTTGCTTCTTCAGTGAATCGTATTGCTGTTCGCAGGATTCTCCTGCAATCCGATACTTTTCAGCCTCAGCTGCTGTTGCGTTGTAAACTCGATTGCTTTCTTCAAGCATGTCGGCGAGCACACCGATGACCTTGCTGGCTGGCGTGCCAGTGGGGAAAGATCCGGTATAGTGTTCGGCGAGTCGCTTGGTTTTGTCAAGCTCGGCGCGCAGGCTGTCAGCAGCGGCATTAGCATGCTCAGCATCAACACGCGCCACATCGATACGGGATTGTGCTTCACGTTCAATTTGTGTTTTCTCCTGATCACGTTGTGACCTAGCCTTATCATTAGCCTGTTTCTGATCTTCCTGTGCCTGCGCATACCCGGCGTCGTACTGACGACTGCCGTGTGCATTCCAGGCTACAACTCCTGATATGACCAGAACAGCAAGCATCGCCATGATAACCAACTGTTTCCAGTATGCTTTTACGAATGCCCAGATCATACCGCCAGCGCCTTACTGGCAGTGATGTACCGAGCGCGCCGGTCGTCGATGCCGTTCCTGCCACCATTGATAATCAGAGTTACACGTGCAATATCGCCGGTATACTTCATGCAACCTTTGCTGGAGAAGAACCACGCCGCGCTACGAGCCGCGTATTCGTCCTGCGCCAACAGTTCAGGATTCTCCAGCAGGTCCACTTTCAGGCCGTTTCCGCAATCACGATAGTTATTCAAACCGGTAATCTGGATAAGTCCGCGGCCACGGTAATTCCAGCCATCACCAGAGGCATTGTTCCCCATGCGTTTGCTGTACACCAGATTGGCGATCGCTCTCTGGCGCTCGAGTGGCAATGGTGGTTCACCAGCACGGCGACCAAGTGCATTAGCCTGTCCCTGAGTGAGACGCCCAGCCCGAACGAAGTTAGCCAGTCCGGTGACGCTGTAGTTGAAATTTTCCTGCAACCGGGTGAATCCACCAGACTCATGCCCGACCTGAGCAATAAACATTGCCTGATCTTCAGCTTTGCTGATACCAAACTCTTTCATCGCAGAAGTTATATGCGAGAACCAGCGTGCGGCCAGCGCCTCGCTAATACCAGCAGCTCGCTGGAATTGTTTAATCTCCATGTTTAGACCTCGTTATTTTAAAAATCTGCACGACGTTACCGCGCGTTTTAATAACCGCAGCTAGCATGACAGCGTTGATAATGACCTCAGATAAATCCACAGCCATTGGCGTACGTAACCAGATTGCATAGGCGACACGAACAGGAATACTGGCCGCAGCAACAATCAGGAAATAAGCAAGCCATCCTCCCCACCTTCGGTGTTGAGAGCCGTTACGCCGGAATGTGACAACGCGAATTGCTATGCCAGTGCAAATAACTGCATTGGTGATAAGCAAAAAAAACTCATGCGTTACCATCGTCTTTTCTCCCCGGAATTAACTCGCGTGGATTATCGGAACGGTGATAAAGCCATATACCAATTCGCACAGCGACAATTGACGACACAAATGCGCCAGCAGAGAAGACGATCCCTTTCTCGAAAGAGTCCTGCGTGATGGTAGGGATCAGGCTGGCTACACCGATAAGGATGGATGCTGTAGGTTTGTAAAAGAGAAGGCCGCAGAGGAAGCTGAGCATAGACAGGAGAACCCGGCGATGAATGGGATACTCGATGGCTGAGGTAACAAAAATTACCGCCCCAGCCAAAGCTCCCAAAGCCACCTCTGGAGGAACCCCTGCTATCACCGCAGCAAGAGAACTCGCACTAAGCCACTGATTTAAAGACTCACTGGTTAGCTGAACTGACATAAAAAACACCGTTTAATGTGCATAAAGAATCCCCTTAGTTGGTTAGTTCATCATACACAATAAACCATATGTGGATTAAACTTGATCTGATAATTCTTAACGAAATTACCTTAAAGGTGATATCATAAATATCCTTGTGTCATTTAAAATTAGAGTTAGGGCATGATAGCCAACATACAATATTTGCGTTTTCTCGCTGCATTCCTTGGCGATGACTTCTCTTAAACAACAATTTTAAGGAAATTTGAAGCATCCTTATAGATGGTGCCCGCGGTGGCGCCGTTTATCTCCTCAAGCGTTTTTACGTTCTTCAAAACCACCTTGCCATCTTCCAGAAATTCAATGCATGGTGCGTCGTTGTTCATGTTTATTTTCAACGAACCAACAGCACTACCTTCGTTTCCGCTTATCCATTCAAGCGACGCAATAGAAAGTGCATTGCCGTTGTGATCTGTCCCTTGTAGCAAGATCCTTCCAGTTCCTACCCCTGGTATTCTGATAGCTGCGCGACCCCCATCCTCTAAAACTACTTCCAAAATTTCTTTAGGATATTTTGTGTGCACCCCTACACGCGTCAGCGAACCACCACCAGGGACGACGGCAATACCTGGAATAAGCGATTCTGCAAAAAGCATCACTGAGTCTTTATGTGGATTGATTGCTGGCTTATCGTCATTAGTGCCGCTCCCTATCGCAATCGAACCACCATAAGCCTGAATATTCTTACCTACAGCAAAAGAGCCATCTCCTGCCGCGCGAGTTCGATATCCAATGGCTGCCGCACCAATGCCATCACTTGCAACCCCGCCGGGGTCTGTAGTGTATCCCGGTCTGGCTTGCGTAAAATAACCTGTTGTAAAAGCCGCCCTTGAAAGCGCTTCCGTTTCTTCACAGAATGCGGCAGATTTTGCGCCAAGAGCAATGACATTTTTCCCAAATGCAAAAGAGCAGTACCCTTCAGCATTTGGTGAGGTAATTTGATCTGGGTCGCCAGTAGCAGAACCAGCACCACCGGCAATAGATGCCACGCCATACGTAACGCAGTCATGCCCGAAAGTTGTGGTGTATACCGCGAATGACGCACCGTTTCTGTTAAAAGATACTGAGTAATCACCGATAAGAGCCGGGTTACACCATGAATTTCTCGGTGTAGGCAAGCCTCTCCAGAAGTTCTTTTCATCGTCAAGTGGTAGGAGATCGGCACCACCAATTCTCAGCCAACCTTTATCCTTATCAAAAGAAAAAGTGACGCCATCGGTTAAAGTAGATCCAACCGGTATACCGTAATTAACTTTTGTGCCAATCCTCTTAAGCCCGTCAGGTTGCGCCAGCAATAACAGAACATCTGCTGCACTACCGCTCTCAGGCAAGACCATAATGGACTCACCTGCATAATCATATGCATGGATCATATTTGCACGTTCTGCAGCAGGAGGGAGTTGCCGCGTAAATGATTCTGGAACCCTTAACGTGTGTAGATAGTTGTTGTTACTAATCGTGTCTACATAATTTTTAGTGGCAGCATCCTGCGGGTCTCGTGGGTCGCGCAGGTTGCGAATGTAATTCCCCAGCGCGTCGTACCAGTTAGCGATGGTTGATGGCTTGCGCAGCGCCAAGGCAAACCAACTGCGAACCTGCTGGATCAGCATCGTTAGCTTATCAAACGCGTCCTCATGCACCTCAGCGAAGAACTTACCCTGGTTGCGCAGATCGGTATCCTGCGTAACCGGTAGCTCTCTTGATATAGAAATCTGATAACCGTTAACCAACGCCTTCGACAGAATTACATTGCCGCCGTTATACCCTCCCGCACCAGTGACTATGTAATCAGTATCAAGAATCAGCTCTGTGATGTTCTCGTTCAGGTCAACAACCTGCACTACTAAATCAGATTTCTGGAAAATCCTGAAGGTATAAGGGAATGTCGTTGTAACACCGTTACCGGTGTATTCGTTGTGGTCAACTTCGGTTGAGACCGTCATGTTAAATCTCCAGATAGTCGCAGCACCCGTTGCGCCGCATATCTGGTTATTTTATTACCTGAAAAACCACATATGGATAGAAAGACTGTGAATACGAATAGATATTACCTTTCGGGTAATTTGCAAAACGTGCTGGATAGCAAACAAATTATTTGATACTGTATAAATATACAGTTATTGCATGGAGAAGATAAGATGCAGCAGTATCACTATCCACTGGAAGACGGATTTACCGAAAGGATTCACACGCCGGGAGGCGTCAGGTCACTGGTGGAGGGATCGCACTTGATGAAATTACTCCGGGATCTCGATAAGGATGGATTTAATGTCGATGGCCCACTTGCCGAACTGACTGCACTGATTAACTATGTCACCAGCTCACAGATGTCTATGCAGGATCTGCAAACACATCTCGACTATTGTGCCGAACAATTACGAAAACAAACCCGGTAAATTTAAAGGCCGCAAGAGCGGCCTATCGTTTCGCTTTGTGCTCGTCCCAGCACGTTTTGCACCATGCCATTAAGCCATCCGCATTTTGATTATTAGGGTAAAAGCTTGTTCGTTTTCTGCGGACATTACAAATTGGGCACCACTTCATATGGCGTGTATTCTTTGGGCCATCGAGACACCTTGCACACCACTTAGTCAATCCATCTGGATTTTTTGACGATTTCCTGAATTTTTCATATGGTAGGTTTATTCTGCATCGCAAGCACTGCTTGCTACCACTTGAAACTCTGTTAGCTGATTCTTCTTTTGGCGGCGATACAGAAGGTATTCTTGCTGGCTCTGATACTGCCTGAGGTGCTTTTTTAGATGACTGAGACGATATGTCATCACCAGGGAATCTTCCATGATATGCCGGACGCGTTGACACTCCAGGTGGAAGCTCAGCTGTAAACGGCTTTGGCTGAATCAGTTGCCTCTCTTTTGCTAACTCCTGCTGTTTATAATATGTCTGGATTACCGCACTATCATAAGCAGGAGGTGCGGAAATATTAGGCGCATTACCTCCAGTTTTTTGAAACTGAGTAGAGGTGTGTTCTATAACCTGTGTACGATTAATCGTTATCTCCCCATCTTCGGTCTTTATCGTTTTGTTATGATTAACGACCGTACGATCAGAGATCTTAGTCTTGTTCTGGTTGATAACGTAAATAATCACCGCAACCACACCAACAACTATCCAGAAAACTTCCATTGCTTTTCCTCACAATAACATTACCTTAAAGGTAATATCTTGCTTTCAGGTGATCAAGCGTTAAACGCAATCAACCAAATACGGTTGATTTTAATATTTCTTCGCGTTTATCATTACCTTTGCGGTAAATTTACATTGCACTCCTCTTGTGCCATAGTAATCGGGTACTGGCAAAATCCAGTGCCGGGATTGGCGTCCCGGATTACTACAGGGGCACATATGCCGCATAAGCGGTTTTTTTATGTGTAAAGCGCACCTATTCTATGGTGGGCTGTGTGGGGGCACCGAAAGGTGCGCCGGGTCCTTTGTAGCCGGTTACGCCAACCCTGCACAGTTCACCACCAACCGATTGGCGTCGGTAGTGGTGATTAACCTAACTACAAAGGTGATCACTATGACTGCTAACGTAACCCCATCTGTTTTTCATTTTGAATCAGAAGCAACCATTCGAGCCATTGTTATTGATGGAAATCCTTGGTTTGTTGCCAAAGACGTTATTAAAGCTCTTCAACTGACAAACCCCACTATGTCAATAAAATCTCTTGATGATGATGAAAGGGCTAAATTTAACTTAGGCCGTCAAGGCGAAACCAATATTATCAACGAGTCAGGCCTCTACACACTGATCCTCCGCTGCCGCGATGCGGTGACACCAGGCACTATCCCATACCGCTTTCGTAAATGGGTTACAGGTGAGGTTCTTCCTCAGATCCGCCGCACCGGAAGTTACATTAAAAACTCGCTCCCGCAAGAAGAACGCATAAAGATGGTTGCCGACCAGGTAGCCAACGCCACAGCATCAGCAGTGATGCAGGCAATGAAGATAGAGAACAAAACCTACAGCGCCCCACTAAAGCCCGGCTACCGCAGTCTGATTCACTCGCCGTCTGGTGTTCTCGGCCTGACGGAGAACTCACTGCTGATGAATCTGCTGAACCAGTTACAGGAAGACGGGCACGACGTATCGGGCGCGGCGGCGGAGCTGACCACCATGTTCTGCTACATCGTCGGTGTGAGCAAATGCCTGCGTGATATCCAGACCCACGCGGAGTATATCAACGACAAAGCAGGGTTCTTCTGACGGGCGGCGGCACAGGGATGTGCCTTTAAAATAATCATTGGCGATGTGATGTAGATTCGCGTAATATTACCTTACGGGTAAGAAAGCGTTTTTAATCTTCCCTTCAAAACGCGTCCTGTAGCCAAACATGGGAGGACGAAATGAAAACAAATACAACAAGAAAAGCGATGCCATACATTATCCCAGAAGCAGATTTCGACAGAAAACTGAACATGTCTGAGAAGAACACTAGTCACACCGAAAGCTACTTAGCGAAAGGTGTGGTTGATTTCGTTCTTCCGGGATTCACAACACCTTATGGTTATCGCCTTGTAAAATCTTGTAATGGCGATCATTACAGAATGATTACTACCAGCGATACTCCAGAAACGGTGTATGCGGTTAAGTTAATCTTTCGGGAAGATATCGTCGAAGCCAAAAGAACATGTACGCAGATCATGGTATGGCGTACGCCTAATGTTATTCATGACCGTGCTGTTCATGGTTTGCCTCAGATTTTTTTTCAGTTCTTCCTAGAGCAATATGCGATCGTTGTATCTGATGAGCAACAAACAATCGATGGGAGAAGATTCTGGGAAAGAATGATTTCTTGGGCTATAAACACCCCAGGATATAATGTATACGTTTCAGATGGCTCTGAAGAAGATAGACCTCTTAGCTTCATGACATCATGGGATGATTTCTATAGCCAGTGGGCTGATTTCTGTTGGGGCAGTGATAAAGATGTGCATACCCACAGACTACTGGTTATAAGCAAAGATAAACTGCATTAATAGAAGCCCGCAACGCGGGCTTTTTTGTGGACGAAACAAAAGTCAGTGCTACACTCATTGACGCCACATTGAGGTGGCTTATAGATGGAAATTTCACAATGAAAAAAGCATTTGCTGCACTGTTCGTTTTGTTGTCTCTGGTAGCTTCAACTCAGGCCTTTGCCGGTCGTTGCCAGCACGACAGCGATACTGCCGCTGACGGCTCCCGCTGCGGTGGGCGTTCTGCAGATTCCCGCCCTGGCGGCGGTGGCATTCGTTAAAAACAAGGCCGCTTTTGCGGCCTGTGACATGTCACGACTTATAAAGATGACTGATATTTTACAACTCTGTTCATGGCATCTTTTTTCACCGAGCTGATATCAGTTCTTATTTTGGCTTCGTCATTACTGTTTATCATGCTATTAACTTTTTGCACTGACATGCCGTTTCTTTCAGCCATTGCACATACAGCAGCATCGTATGAAGAACTCGCTGCGATGGATATCACCTTGTTACACTCAAACACAGCACCTTCAGCAATATCAGATGCCGATGATGCTGGCTTGGTATAAGTCTTGACGTAGTGATCAATACAACTATCCTTCGCCGTCTTGGCAAGAGAAAAATCCATTTTAACTTTGTCGCAATATGCCTTATCAACACCGTCATAAACATCATAGGATGTCGAGCAAGCGGATATCAAAAATACCGATAACAGCAATAATTCCTTCATTGTTGTTCCTTATTGCGGAGTAACATCCTGAGGTCGCCACCAGTATGTCTGGTTAAACTCTTTCTTCGAACGTTGCTCCATTTTACGCAAATAGCCTGGTGAAAAATACTCCTGCATCTGGTTAAAGATCATATGATCGAGAGCCGCCTTCAAGTACCAGAGATTCGCACCTGGCATCAGCCCCTTCCCCAGCTTAACCAGATCACCACCAGTCTGCTCACTCTTCCCTTCCACAGCATTTAGCGGTATGCCCTGAGCTATCTTCACTACGTCATCAACCAGACCAGCTACCGGGCCAAGCATCGACGCCAGCGCGCCGCTCCCGTACCTAGTGTGGTCAGAGAAAAGAAAATCACCGTACAACCCAGCCCCGCCACCTTTTAAAAATGCATTTATCCAGAATTTAACCATGTGGTCACCGGTCATTTCCTTTGGATTTCTCCCATTAATAAGATCAGTAATCTGCATGGAAAGAGCACCAAGCATGGTTGTGCTTGCTAAAAACGTTGCTATATATGCTGCACGCCCACCAGCAGACGGCATACCCATAGCGCGTGACCAGTGACGCATAACAACCGAGATAGGGAACGATTTAAACAGGAAAACACTTCTCGTTAATTCACCTTTCCATGTTCCACGCTGAAGACCAGACCCTACGAACATCTGCTCACGTGCGCCCGGTGTAATAACAGCCATATCAACTTCTTCAGTTACGGCACCGAGCAGTTTACGCATTGCCTCAAATTTCACGCGTTCAGGCTCACCAAGATGTTTAACTGCTGAATCAGGGATACGCATAATGCTTTCCGGTGTCAGCATCGTATTATTACCGTTCCCCCAGTCCTCCTGTTGCGCCAGCTTCCATACGCTCCAGTCTGTGTCAGTAATCCCTTTACTTTTCAGGATACGAAAATCAGAGTCATCGAGGCTACGAAGGTCTGGTGTCCGTGACACTACTTCTCCCAGGCTTCCCATCATGGTTACGCCATAGGCGCGCTTGTGCGCATCTGACCATGCTGTAAGCCCACTGGCACGCATTACCGCCGTTGCCGCCCAACGAGACACAGACGGCCCCATATTATCCATCGCCCAGCGGTTAACGCTGCCAAGTAGAGATTCCATCGCCAGGCCAGCGCGGCGCGCCCGCGCAAGCTCAGTACGGTTCGTTGGGTCCATAGCTTCAAGCTGGTTGCGAAATAACTGGTTCATTGGAAGGTTGGTAACCTTCGCAGACAGATACATGGTTCCAAGATCAGAGAACGATGACAGCAACGCGGATCCGAGTCTGCTGGCAACCAGCCAGTTGCGGATATTGTCAGACCATCGCGCGATGTGCGGATTCGCTACAGGCTGTGTCTTTCCGGAAATAAAGTTGTACAGATTCTCTGTGTTGTTCGCCAGCCGCTCGACTTTACCGGTTTTGCTCGGGTTAGCTGTTGCCGTTTCTGCCTTCACCTGATCAAGAAGAGAGCGGAAAACATGATCGGGGTTTGGGCCATATGTTTCCACCAGTGCAATATCTTTACTGATACCTTCCAGGTGACCGACCATGATTTCCCATAGAGAGCGATCGCCATAAAGTTGCTGATATTGCAGATAGGAATCTGCATCTTTGAAATGTATCTGTCGTGATGCATTACCACGGTTAGCACGTGCGCCGGAAATTCGCATTCCGGTATCAGTAAGCTTATTCAGCCCACCAGTAGCGATCGTGTTATAAGCCTCTCCAAGAAATGCAGACAACTCGGCATCGTTCATCAGTTGTCCATCGGCTCGGATATAATATTTGCGATCCAGCTTACCTATAACATCGCTAACCCACTTATCCTTTGATACCGCCCCAACCTTTTCCATAGAATGATGTTGAGGGATCCCCCAGTTTTCGAGATAGCCAATGTCCCCACCAGCATCATTAAACCGGCGGCGCAGTAGATCTGTCACTTCTCTCCACGCCTTAGCACCTTTTCTTGCTTTAGCATTGCCAGTATTTTGCCCTCGCATTTCATATACCAGGTCACGCACGCCAGCTTCATCTTCAAACAGGCCAAAAAAGCGAGGATCAACTGCTTCAAATGCCTCTTGCAATTGACTCAATGCATAATCACGAGTGGCTTTTGTTCTGGACTCAACAGAGAGGAAATTCGATTTACCGTCTGCATTAAAAGCAATAGTACGGTTAAGAGCGCCAAGTTTCCCATCAGCCCCTTGATAGCTATTGATAAATTTATCCAATCTCTGACGTGCGGCTATAGTGAGGGCCACACGACGTTTATTTAATGCCGCTTCTCGCTGTAATTCTTCAGATGCCAATTGTGCTGCACGATATAGCCGCTCTGATTCGGAAAGTTGTCTCCACGACATCGGGTCATCACGAGCAATAGAGCGCATATTTCGATAAATGCGGTCTTCAATGTTCTGTATTTCTCGCGCCGTTAACGTGCGCTGCGCCGCCTGCTGGACCGCTTGTATACATTCCTGTCTCATTTAATTTAACCTCTCAAGAAACACGCCACAGCGACATCAAACAGGCTGGAATCCTGTATTGCCTGCTCACTTTCCCTGTTCGCTTCATCCAGTACTTCACGCGCGCTGCGCGATTGTGGATTACCATCATCATCCAGCACGGTGATTATCATGTCAGGTGATTCAAGCAGCGAGTCTTCAGCTATGCGCAGATCAATATCTCCTGCCTGATCCGCCATCATTTTTTGTTCTGCCTGTTGCAATATTTTATCAGGCTCAAAAGGAGCTACTTCGTCTGGCGTCCTGACCTCTGCTGTTTTATAGAATGAAACAGCCTGAGCATTAAGTTCACTTTCTACCTGCAGTCGCCGTGCCAGTTCTGCTCGAGCTTCAAAAAACTGACCGCCAGATTCATGCGGTGCCAACGCGTTACGAGAAAATTCCAGGCGTTCTTGTGCCTGCCGGATTCGTTGGTCAATATCGCGAAGTCTGGCCTGTTTATCTGATCGAGCACGAGATAAAGCCTTACCGCTACCGGTTGGCTCTTCTGCAAGAATTTGTGCGCGCTGTTCAGTGAGATTTTCAATAATTCGTTGGCTATTAGCGATTTCAGACTGGTAAACCTGTCTATCGCCACGCGGCAAAAGCTGCGCGGCCTGTTCTTCAAGCAACCGATTTTCTATAGCGCGCGCCGTTACTCCATCATCTACAGATGACAGAGCCTCATTAACTGCCTGAGACAGCAGACTCTTGCGACCAGGAATTTCACTGAAAGATGCAGACTCAACAATGCTGGCAACGTCTACAGGTCTCCCCTGGCTAACATCAGACATGGCTTTTCGCAGAGCCTGAATGTGCGAATTACGCGAAAGCACGTTGATCGGCACGCCGGGCGCAATATCAATTTCAGCATGATGAGCGGCATTCGCCGCCAGTGCAGCATCGATATCAACTGGTGAAAAATTTGGTGCGTTTGTAGACTCTCCGCGAGAGTTAATAAATCTGCCGACACCACTAAACGCCACCCCAAGAACAGCATCAATAGCAATTGCCTGTCGATCCAACACATCATACTGGTTAGCCATTTCGCTATAGCCACCATCACGAAGTGTTTTTGCAGTAAGCCCACGCTGTGCCATACCGAAAGCAATATTTGTACCTGCGGCATAGGCAATATCTGGCGTTGCACGTACTGCTGTTGCTGCGGCGCGTCGCACTGAACTCTCACCCGTCCGCGCAAGCTGAGCCGCCACACCTTCCGCCAGCGCACCACCAGCACGTAACCCGAGGCTCATAGGGATCAGTGTTCCGGCACCAGCAGTAATGCCCTGCACTAATCCCGCTTCCTGCGCCGTCCTGAAATCAACACCCTGTGCTGTCAGCCGTTCAAACTCAGAAAAACCCTGTAGCGAAGTTACCGCCGCTGCACCTCCGACAGGACCACCGAGCGTTGTACCGACAACAGCCTGCCCGCCCATATCGAACAACCCATAAAGAACCTGCCCGGCGGTTCCGGTTGTCGCGGCATCAGGCGTCAGCCGCTTAACCTGCTGCTCTGCTAGTTTTCTCTGCTCGGCAATGTATGAAACTGAAGTATCATTGAGCGAGGTGTTTTCGTTAATAAACTGAGCAATCGGGGATACGATTTTATCCATCCCTGCCCATAGCAACTGATCTGGCTTTGCCACCAGCCCGGAGTACAAACCAGACAATGCCGCTCCTACAGCATTGTCGAAAAAACCAACATCGCTGTTAAAGCCCGCTGGATTTGATGCTGCTTCGTCAAGTTGCTGATTCTGATTTACTGGATTAAGGCCAAAGTAACTCATTGCGGAATATCTCCGGAGAATCTCTGACGCTTCTGTGTCAGATCAAGAACAACAGGAGAACCATCATCTTTCAGCAGATAACCAGTACCAAGTTTCACCAGGTACTGACTATCGCCGTAACTTTGCAAACCATACTGACCAGGCGGTGTTTTTATCCCGGTGCCGACCACTTGTTCATTCCAAGCCTGATCAACCTGCTTATCGAATTGCTCTGCAGACATTCCCCACGGCAAAAGGACATTCCCCATTCCGTTATAGTCATGCACGCCACCTGTAGCTACGTTAACAGCCTGCTTCCAGATATCAGTGTCAATTTCGCCTGATATCACGCCTTTTTTCGCCATCACACCAGCGTAATAGTCCTTTGCGATCTCGTATGCCATTGATGCCCCCTGAGCATCACCAGCAAATGCATCCTTCACCATGTCAGAAAACTCAAGGCGAAGATCAGCATCTTTAGGCATCGGAATACCTTTCGCATCATCAGTACCTTTACGAGCCGCCGCGCCAGTAAGAATTGTCTGCGCAGCGGTTTCAGGAGACACGGAAACATCCGGATTAAACCAGTTTTTTTCTGCCAAAATACCACCAGGCTTGTCCATCAGTATCCCGGCAACGGCAGCAGATGGAGCGTTGGCACTGATCTGCTGTAGTGCTGACATATACACCTGCCCACCACCAGTGCTCTGCCTGATGGTATCGAGATATGCTGCCTGTTGGGAAACTGGAGCATCACGAAAGAAAACACCGATCTGATTGGCCTCGTCTTTGGAAAAGAACGTCAGTGGAGTGCCATATGACTTAGCAAGGTCACTGACCTGAGCGGCACGCAAGGCAACGCTCTGTCCAAAGTTATCCTTATTGCTCATGTCGATAGGCTTTGCCTGTCCGGAGGCAAGAGAGAACTGCACAGGATCCGACTGCCGCTGCTTTATCACCTGATTTGCAGCCGAAACAACGTTGTCATAAAGAGCTGCGCGTGCCGCATACCCCTCCCCTGTATCACCAGTATCCGGGCGTAATTGCTCAACATATGCTGTAATGCTGCTTGTCGGCATGTTGCGGAAAGAGCCTATATACTGTCCGGCGATCTGCGTATTCTTAAACTCGGTATATCGCAGGTTTCCTTCTCTGACTCCATAAGCTGCAATAAAATCATCCTCACCAGGTGGGTTAGGAAATTCAATGCCACGCATATACGCAGCCGTCGCATCGCGAACCCGGCTGTCGAGCATCGTTTTATATTCAGCCTGCTGTTGTCTGGCTAGTGCATCAGTCTGTCGCAACACGCTGGCCTGATCTGATTCACTTAAAGCATCGAACCAGGCTACACCGGTATAACGTTTATTTTTTGTCGGTAGCTGAGAAAGCCCCAGCGCAGCACTAACACCTGCAGTTAACTGCTGATCACTGTATGGCTGGCTACCGTTTTCATGATGGATAATGGCTGCACAAAGCGCCTTCAGGGTATCAGGATTTGATGCATCGAGAGGCTCATCAGCAGAAACGCCAAGTTGTTCGCACACTGCTTTGATATACGACATAGTGTCATTTTTATCAGTAGGCGGTGCCCAGCGATTAATTATCTCGCTGACGGTATCAATACCCTGCCGCTGATACGACATCAGGTTCCGCCCTAATGCACGAATACCGTGTTCAGGGGTTTCGAATTTGGCAAAGCGACCATCATCACCAGTCTGCCCAACCCACGGATTAGTTTTGCTGTATTCAAGATTGCCGGGGTTATTGTTGCGTATACCGCGGGTACGATCGGAAGAGCCACTATCTGCTACAGCACGGCGAGAACCAGCAGCAGTATCGCTTAACTCGCCGTTTTGCTGTCTTACCTGAAGATAGTTTGCTCCAATAGCATTTTGAGCAGTTGCTTTTGCTGTTGCTTCTTTAAACTCGATTTTTTTGGCCTGGATTTGCTCGTCACTCCAGCCATGTGCAATGCCGTAATCCTCAATTTGCTGGAAAGTTTGCTTATTAGCCAATACGTATGCGGCGTTGTCGCCATACAATGCTGCGGCATTTTTACCATTGTTCAGCAGCGTAGCCTGAAACTGGCCTTCTTCGTAGGCATTTATTTGCCCTATCTCGTGCCGCCCGGCCTGCGTAGTGAACTGAATGCGCTGCTGCTGCGCCTGCTGCATGAAAGCATTACGGGCCTGTTCATCCGGCAGCGACATAGCCAGTTGTTCGACCTGAGCATCAAACTGCTGCGTATACTCATGGCCTTTTCCAATAGCATTTTTCCCTTTCAGGTTAAGCAATCCTGTTTCAGGATTATTCAGCAGATCACTGCTTATCTGACTGAGGTTAAGAGATGCCTCCTGAGCCAGAGCGATATTGGCACGCTGTTTTGCCTGACCAAAAACATCAATAGCCTCTGCCCCTGCCCGAACAAAAGCATCACCAATACCTGGCTGAGAAAACGTCTGCAAGCCTGCTGACTGAACTCCACGGCTCTCAACCTGACGTCCGGATACTGTTGGTACGACTGGCATTATAATCCTCCGGGTAATCTGGTTCCTGCTGCTGCCCCGATTGGCGCAGGAGTGCTTTGAGTAAACGGACTCCACGTCCCACCAAACATCTGGTACGCACCGTATGCCCTCAGAGGCGCGGTGAGCAATGTTGTTGCTGCTCCCACATTCCCCTGTTTACGGGCTGAACTGGCTTCTGCTTTATAGTTGGCAGCCTGAACCTGATAACCGTAAGCCTCGCGTTGCGCGTTATTCACCGTCGTCAGCGAATCAAGGGCGCCAAACTGGGCAGTGTCGCCAAATATATCCAGCGCGTTACCGGTAGATAAATCAGCGCCGGTCGCCCCCATTGTCGCCGCCTGTGTACCAAGCCGCTGTCGGGTCTCTCTGCGCCGTTGCTCAGCTTCAGCGTTACCTCTGTTTATTGCATCATTTGCCTGAGCAGTGGCTATATCTGCGTTCGCTTCTGCAACCTTCGAGGCATACTTTCCCTGTTGGTACTGGGTGTATGCCTGAATGCCACTCATGGCGAGCATTGCGCCACCAGCAATAACCGGATCGCACATTATTTTCTCTCCATGTGAAATCTGTGGAAATTAAGACCAAGAGCACCATAAGGCGCGGCTTCTTCAAGCCTGAATCCAAGCCAGTGCAGCCATGCTTTGGCAACATGGTTTCGCTCGTCGACGTAGTTTTCCAGGCGCGGATAAACTGCCAGCATCTGCTGCAATACAGGGCGGCAGTGGCGCAGAAATGTCTTCTGATATTTTTCAATACGGCTGGTTCCTACCAGCCAGGGCGTACCATTGCCACCGATCATTGACGCCGGAGATACACCAAACATGGTTACCAGTTCTCCGTTCGCGAACCCTGACCAGGCCATAGTCGCAGTGCGAAGACCAACGCGCAGCGCATCTTCGGTAGTCATCAGCGATACCGCATACAGTTCGTCAATATCAGCCTGACGAACATCCGGCAAAATCATCTGAAGATGCTCTTCGGTAGCGGGAATAATTTGAACATCGATCATCAGAATCCCCCAACAGTAAGGCGAGGAATAACGGCAAGAACAGACAGCGGCAACGGGTCAAGCTGACGGATTTTTACACGCCCGTTTTTGCCCCAGTTACTGTCCAGTTTCACTTCTACTTTTCCGGTAGCATCATCAACAGGATCATCGTAGAACTCGAATTCACGCTGTGGATATTCGTACCATTTACCGCCGGGCGTAGTCGCCCAGATGCCGCGACTGGCATTCACAACCAGAGTAACGGAGGGGATCACCTGTTTTTTGTCCAGCAGCGTTTCCTGTCCGTTAATGTTGATATCCAGTGTTTCGAATTCAGCAGTTATTGGCAGGCCGATGTGCACTACAGCCCCCGGAGATTCCAGCGTGACGGCACCTCCGGAAACCACTTTCTGTGGTTCCACGTTCGCATCAGAGAGAATGTTTACGGTCTGGCCTTCAAGATGAGACAGACCTCCAAATGTCCGGCGCGCCATCTGCCAGTTCGTGGTGGCCACATTCCTGAGGGATGGCGGGACGTTCCTGTTAGCACGAACCACTACAGCGGTATTGCTGGTTACAGAAATAATGTCGCAACGTAATTCTTTTGACACTTCATCGCCAGTATCAGGAACAGTTCCGGTATAAGGGAACTGTAGTTGCGCACCGACATCACTACTGGTGAAGTACGCACCACCAGAAACACTGATTGTATATTCCGCGCGGTAATCCCATTCGCCAGAACCACCAGTGATGGTCATCGTTCTTTCTGACGTATTTCTGCCATCATAGCTAAGACCAGAGTCAACAAAGAAGGCATCTTCATTGCTGGTAAATAAACGGCTGGACAGACGCTCTATGTATCTCACTGTTTGCCCGTTAACGGTTCGGTTAACGACGAAATACACCGCATCTTCATTGCCTTCGCTGATACTGCATGTGCTTTCATATTTCCCGGTACTGGATTGTGGTGCCCATGCAAAAACCTGCTGATCACGCAAATAGGTCATCACCAGTAATTTACCGTCATCACGAATGCAGAAGGCGCTGGAGTAAGGGACAATCGAGAAGCACCAGTCAACAATGCTGTGCTTCTGAAAAAGATGATTGGCAAGGATGGTCAGGTCGTTCCCCTGATAGCCGTCAACATCGAATGAGTAGGCCAGATCACGGACAACGCTGCCTTTCTCCTGGACGAACAAAGCAATATTCGCCACGGCAATTGGCGGGACGTTGCTTGAGCCATTTGATCCCTGAGAGCTGAATGCAAATGATGATGGGGTTAACACTTTGTTCTGGTCGCCGGTGATGACGTACTCACCTCCGGAAGTCAGCGCCACCAGAGAACCAACATCAATCAGGTGACGGATCTCATTAACCTGACGCCCGGCATAGGTGTAGATAATTCTGTCGTCATCCTGCGTAGGATTGCTTTTGCCAAAATCCTTATAATCCCCAGTACGGCTGGCCCAGATAGTCTGAGGGAACGCAGTCGATGCGGCGAAGTAAAGACGTTGTTGATAATAAACAACAGTGCCAGGATAACCATTAACACTGTTCCAGGCATATTTAGCCCATTTATAGCTGGCATTATCCTCGCCAACGACCTGCGAAGGGATATAGGAAATCACCTCAGCAGTTGCAGTAGTGCCATTTACAGCAGTTATACGGGCAATGCCAAAACCACTGTGCAGATACTCCCACTCAATGCCAGTATCATCATCACCGGAGCCGCCCCAGCCATCCCATGATGTGCCTTCTGTATGCGAAGGGCGCAAAGTGCCTGTTTTGCCTGCTGTAACGGCGCGATAGTAGTTACTGTCTGCACGGCGAATATCGCCAATCGACGTACTCTTACTGGTTTCCCATACCGGCACAGAATCCACTGCAGGCTGTTCCAGATAGAACAATTTGCCTACCTGCTCCGCGCCAAAAATAGAGGCGCTTGCCGTTAACGTAATTGTCCCGGTGCTGGCGCTGGCATAAACCGTCACTGACTCGTCAATATTGATATCTTCAAATGGCCCGTTCTTCGTTACCACATCAACCAGTTGCCAGTTGTCATGCGCATAGCGGCGCAACTCTTTCGGCGGGTATGCCGGGTGAACCAGCGTAAGCACGTCTGCGCTTTGCGTGAATTTAATTCGGAACAGATCGGCTTCAGTATATGGCGTGGCAATTTCATAAATAACATTGCTGCTGTTCAGCACCAACGCACCATCTTTGATAACGCGCATGTACTGGTGTCCGAACTCCAGAGCATAAGTCTGAACCGTCGAGAACTGGAACGGTATCAGACGGCATTTCCGATTTGGGTATTTGGCGGCACCGACAAAACGCGTACCAGGTCGATTCTCAACGCCGCCATACTGCCGCACGATAAAATTATCGCACTTGCGCAATGCCACCTGGTACTTCGCCATGTCGATACGTCCGTACAACGACGGTCCAATCTCACCACCAGCAAAGCTGGGCTGAATCCAACTGATAGCCATCAGGACAACCTCGCAATGGTAAACTCATCAACCGGTGGCTGTGGTTCCTGTGATTCATTCTGGCTATGCGAGCCAGCACTAAGAATCACGCGATTGTACATATTGAGGGCAAACGTACCGAGGTCTGCATTCCCAGTCAGCGCCATGTTAATAGCTGCCGCAAGACGCCAGGCCAGCGCCTCCATAAAAATGGCATCAAACATGTTCACATCTGTAACGCGAGAGACATACTTGAGCCATGCCTGCGGCTGGTCTGTGTAGATCAATTTTCCTGTTCCGTTGGTGTCTGCACCAACTTCGTACTGAACGCGCATTGCTGCTGTTGGATTACGTACACCAGGAAGCATAATTTCAGTAATGCGCAGACAATCGGACGGGTACTGGTACGCATATTCCCAGTCAGGAGGTGGATTGCTCGTATCTGCAAGCGCCACGCGTTTGGTAGCAAAGTTCCAGTCAAAATCAGAAAGAACAGCATCACGGCAGGCCTCAAAGTGCAGCGAACATTCCCCAGCTTCCTTGCTGGCTTCCGTCAGGCTGTTAATGCTGCGGCTGTTGCCAATATTGGACAGCGCACGATTGCAGATCTCTACTACAGAGGCCATTACTCCCCCCCATTGCCGTACAGAGTTTCAGCCGCTGATTTTTCTACATCCCCGGAAACAGGAGCGATCGCCATATCAGTGATCTGCAGATCGGCGCTGCGATTAACACCATCGTCAGTTTCTCTGGCAGACAGGCCTCGAATAACAGCCTTTGCAGTTATCATCACTTCTGTTCCGACGCCCTGAGGTTGCGCCTTCAGCTTATTCAATGTGTCGTTATTAAGAGTGATGCACAGCCCCCACGGGTATTCATCGCGAGTTCTGGTTTCTCCGCTCTCATCCTGGTAGCTGTCAGTGCCGGTTTTGAGGTTTACGAGTTCCATATACACTCCTGCAATAAAGGGGCCGAAGCCCCTTGTCTGATCCGCGAGGCTTACACGCCCAGTTCTTTACGCTTATCTGCGATCTTCTCGCGGAGCGTTTCGGCTTTGGCGTTATGGTGTGGCTTCTCGTTAAAGAGCAATTCGTACTCTTCACGGAGCTTATCCAGTTCACCATCATCTGACACATCGTTGATGATTTTGGTGCTGGTTGCTGCCATTGACACCTTTCCTGCAACTTTTGCTTTTGCCTGTCTGGCCGCATCGTTAACAGGTTCCAGTGCGCTACCAGGCTCACCTTCGTATTCGATTTCTGCCCCCTCCGGCCACAGCGTGTTATGGATATGAGAGAGGCGCAGAACGCGGTATCTTGGTTTCTCACCTGACATCAATATCACCTTAACCAGTTACTTTTGAGCGGATCGGATACGGCGTATTGGCATCAACATCAAGACTGATACCAGCAGTGAATTCGCCAGCCGTTAGTGGGCCATTTGCGACGGAGTAGTTAACACGCAGATATCGCTGAACACCGGCAGGCACCTTTGCAGAAACAACTCGTTTACCTGCTGTCAGGGCGGTCTTTGCCAGTGCGCCACTATCATAAATAGTGGTCCATGAGCTGTTATTCTCACTCGTCTGCAACTGGATGTTTACAGTTGCATCACCGCTTGCCGCGGCGGCTGTGTTAACCAGCGCCCAAAACTCAAGCGGGTAACCCACGCCGATATCACGACGTTTTCCGTCAATTGGACCGAGATCGATTACGTCAGTAGAAGCCGCGGTATTCGTAACCGCCTGAGCTTCGGAGAACATCAACAGTTTGTCGGTGATCATCTTCTTTCTCCATTAGTGGGTCTGTTACGACCCACAGGTTAATAACAGGCGTTACACCACGCGGGCTTCTGTTTCCAGAAGCGCATCAGTTTCACGGATTGGTACACCACGGAATGACGTCCACCACTCGCCTTCTGTCTCTTTTACGCTGATCGCCAGAGATGTTTTCTCCAGAGATTGCAGATCAAGAGCCTGGCCTACAGTGCGGTTCATGTAGAACACCGGGCGACCCATGCCACGGTTTGGAATGCGATGCAGTGCTTTAACCATCAACTTCGCAATATTTGCGGCAGAGGAAGGTTCTGAAAGATTGCTGACATCGATGTTTGCAATGCGAACAACATAACGCCAGTCACGCAGAGCAAGCCCGTTGTCCCATTTGTAATGGGTACGGTAGCCTTCGTACTTGCCGCCATTCGCATCTTCCAGTGTCACCTGGCCTTTATCTTCCATCTGGATGCCAGCCTTCTGCCCTTTCGGGAAGATGCCATGCACGGTGTTTTCGCCCCACACCACTAACCAGATAGAGGTGTTATCTGTACCCGTGCCACCAGCATCAATGATGTTCTGAGCATTACCCGCAGACAGGCTGGAATAGCGGGAGGACAGTCCCATAAACTGCTGAGGGTTAACGCTGGAATCACCATAAAACAGCGTCTGCGCCATCTGCTGATTCATCGCTTCAATAAATGCGCGGTCTTCAGACAGGCGGAATTCGGCGGTATTGCCGTTCAGATCAGCCAGTGACTTATCGACTTCAGCATAGGTTTCCAGCATGCCAACGGAATCGGTTACCTGCACTGTGGTTGATTTGCTTGGCTGTACGCCATAGTTCAGCAAACGCCAGGTAGCTGAAGGTAAACCAGAACGAATGGTGGTTCGGTGTCCGGTAGGAAGGTTCCCTTCGACAAAAGGCATATCCTGAAGGATCGGGTTAGTTTGACCGAGAAGCTCGATAATCTTATCGACTTTCCCGTTTGGATCGACGCGCTTACCCCAGTCAGCCAGCGTTAGCGCAGTTAAGCCTTTAACAGCCATTGTCATTTCCTCTCTTATTTGCCATAGAGCACTTCGGCCGCACTACGCTGGCCTTCATTACCACCGGTGACCATGCCATCTTCAGACATCGCCTTTCCGATTTTCACGAACGTCTTGACCAGATCAGGGTGATTACCCAGTCCGGTGGTGTTCAGATATTCTTTGAGCTCAGGTGTCCCGAACTGGTCAAGCGCACGCTGCGCGGCGCTAAGGTTAGAAATCAACTTGTCGCCACCGATTTCTTTGTCAGCTTTTACATCAGCAGCCCACTGCTCGGTTGTTTTCTGCCAGGCTTCTGCCTGGCGCTGCTGAACACCTGCCAGAATCTTCGGATAAACATCAACCAGCTTTTGCGCTTGCTCGTTGGTCAGGTTTAGTTCTCGCGCCACCGGCTCGAATTCCTTCAACGCTTCTGTATCCAGCTCTACGCCTTCGGCAGCCTGAAACTCGTACTTCTCAGGCGCACCCTCTGGTTTATCGCCGTCCTTTTTTTCATCCTGCTTATCGTTTTCAGGCTTTTTGTCAGCAGCAGGTTTATCGCCATCAGCAACAGGTTGTGGCTTATCACCTTCCTGTTGTGATGGATCACCAACTGGAGCAGGGTTATCACCTGCAGGCGCTGACGGTTCTGACGCAGCCGGAGCTGCTCCACCATCGACTGGTTGCTCATTGCAAAGACGGCTATACAGCAAACGCTCAAATAAATTCATGATCACTCCTGTTCACTGGCCTCTTTGGCCATCTTCAAATACTGTTCAGGGCAATGCGCCATAACGCGCTGAAACAGTTCCAGCGCCAGATTGCGTTGCCCCTCATTAAATGCCATTGCCATAGCGTCCATCGGCGAGATAGCGGAAAACACACGGCCTTTCTCCAGTACCGACCAGACAACCCGACGCCCCTGTTCACAGCTCATGACAAAGCGAATGTCATCAATTTCACGCTGTGCCATGTCACGTTGCTTACGGGCGTTTTCTTCTTTCAGTTGATCGTCTTCGTAATCTGTCATTGTGATTGCCCACCCTGACCACTAACTGCATTCGCCATAGCTGACAAAACACTCGGATCCGAAGTTTTAGCTTCGCTTAGCGTCTTGGCCCCCTGTGCCGCCGCCATCCCCATCGCCATCATTTGTTGCTGCTGTTGCTGCTGTGCCCGTTGCTGGCGAGCCTGCTCAACCTGTTCCTGCGGAACAATGACGGTTGGAGACACTCCGGACATATCAGCGAATGCATCGATCGCCTGATCAACGTTGAGTTTGTCGAGAGCTTCTGGTTTCGCTTGCGCAAGTTGACCAATGAAGTTAACCGTGGACGCCAGACTGGACAGGCCGATAGACTTCTGCGCCTGAGCCATGACGGAAATGTATTCGACCTTCAGGGGCATGCCTTCCATCGTGTCAGGCGGTGGCGGCAGCATGTTTTTACGCACCATCATCGAGAAAGCGCGGTCAATGAGAGGATTAAGACATTCGTCGTTCAGACGCTCCAGAACCGGCCCCAACATCAGAAGTTTTTCTTCTTTCATTTCGATCACCGCTTCAACAGGCATCGAGCGGGTATTGATGTTCTGCAACATCATGAACAGATCGACAAAGTAGGCGCTGTTAATGATTTGACGAGTGTCCTGAATGTCTGCCACCAAATCTGCTGTACTGGGGTTAACCAGATAAGCAGGCCTGAAGCCATCCTGACCAGTAATCTGATCGATATACGTGATGTCGCCAGGAAGAAGGGAGGCGCGCTGATTCTTGAGGGAAGTCGGAGCAACCATCGGCGGATTGGTGGCTTTATCAATCAACTGCGACTTGCGCTTCTGGAGAAGCTGCAATGCCTTAACAGGTCCAAGCGCCAGCATACCCGGGCATGATGATCCATAAACATCTTCGCCGTTAACTTCCCAGCGCGGAGCCATAATTGGAAACTCATCGAATCCGGACTCACGCAACAACTTGTCGTTATCGCCACCAACCTCGTAATAAACCGATTTGAATGGCTTGTTCTTGCTATCCAGCTTCGATGTATCGCGGTCAATGTTCGGGTAAACCGAATGCATCACGTCAATCCACTTCTCGTAGGTGCCGCTTTCCCACATGCTTTTTACGGATTCGCTGACGTTATTTAGCCCGAACTCCTGAACAAGCTGACGAACAGTCATAGAGAACTTGCGAAAACAGGTGTCAACACTGCCACGAGGTGAGTTAGCCAGGTAGTAACTGCCTATCGGGAATGGCATTGTGCGAATGATGTCCTCATCATCCTCCAGTACCGCCATTGCACCGGTGCTGTATGTGCCGAGGCTTCCGTATAACTGCGGCAGCGACTGATAGAGATTCGACTTATTGAACATATCGTTCATGCGGTTCTGCACCGCCTCAAGCCACAACTTAACAGGGCCATAATCCATCATTTCAGGATCTGGCGTAGCCAGGCGAAACCACGGACGCGCGGGGCTTGTGATGCCTGACATCATGCCGCTGGCGAGAGTGCGCGCCGCCATAGTCCCGGTCGAATCAATAATGCGTGTATTGCGCCGATCGTTACGGTTGGCCTCAGAAGTCAGAAAGCGGGAACCACGCGGGTTGATGTAATCACTCAACTCGCGCCAGTGCGGCTCGAACGACTGACGCTCGCTTTCAAGTTGTGCGAACTGTTTGTTCAATCGCTCTTTAGTTGTTTCCGCCATTTCAATGACTCCGGTTACTGACCAAGCAGCGTTTTACCGCTGGTATTAGCGGTTGATGTGTCGCCCTGAGAACCGGTAAGCAGCGTAGAACTACGACCAGCAGCAGCGCGACGGCGACGTGTTTCTTCGTCGCGGGCATCAACAACGGCGGCATCCTGCTCCTGTGGTGCTGCCTGAACTTCTGGTGTTGCAGGCACTGATGGTGAGCTACCCATGCACATATCAATGACTCCGTACGCAATTAAATTATCACCAATTTAACCACATATGATTTATTTATCGTAGATAGTTGACATTTAACGCACAAATTATTACCTTTCAGGTAAGCAAAGAGTTCATTCCGGTTATTAACCTGACTGGCTTGTCGTTAAATTAAACAGGTGGAGTGAGCTTTTATTTTGAGCAGTACGGCGTATGGCACATGCGCCGATAGCGGTCTGGATACGTTTAAGGGGCACCCTCCCTTGCTCGGGCAAACGAACCAGGTAGCCGGAATGTGCAAGTCGAGCGGTTTTATTCCGCGCACGGGGATACACCATCCCGGCGATTCGGTGTGACGCCTCGGAAGAGACGAGGGTACAACGATGAGAGCATTTATGGAGCCGCGACAAAGTGTGGCGCCTTAACAGGCTAAGTGCTCTCAGCGTTGTGGCATTAGCTCAGTTGGACAGAGCAACCGCCTTCTAAGCGGTTGGTCGCAGGTTCGAATCCTGCATGCCACGCCAGAATCACGCCTAAGGACCGTGATGCCAGAAGTTCCAGGTGCTTGGCGGTGATGGTTTCCATTGAAGGACTATCACCGCCCTTTTTACAGCAGGACGCCATTGCGATGACTTCATGCTGTAAACCCGTACAGCCACGGAAGGCATAACTCATTGCTTCCAGTTCGCCCGGTTCACCGGGCATTTTTTTAAGGTGTGAATCATGAAATACGAATTCGATGGATTTTAATGTCGTGACACGTCACAAACAGCCAGCCGATAAGCTGGCTTTGTTTTATCCTCATCAGAGGATATCAACGACATTATCCCCTCATAGGGATACGTTTTTCATAATGACCGAAGATTACCTTAAAGGTAGAATCAGAAAAAAACCTAAAAGGGCCTGGACATGCTTGAATCACTTAAAGAATACCTATCTTCAACCGTTAATACCGCTTCGCAAAGGGTCAGAAATCCAGTGTTTGGAGCGTTCGCACTGTCATGGTGCGCCTTTAACTGGAAGTCGATTTTATACTTACTCCTCAGCGACTCCAGCATCATCGACAAGATCACCTACATTTCCAGCAATAGCAGTTGGAAAACGGTATTAGCATTCCCATGTGTTTCAGCAATAATCCTGTGCGGCGGCATGCCCTGGATCAACAACGTGATTTCAAAGTGGCAAGCCAAACCTCTTGATAATTACGATTCGATAGAGAACCACCGGAAGGCCAAGCGCATTCATCGCGCCACACGCCTGCAGCGCCTGAAGGCAAAGCACGATGTGACATACGACAAAGTTAAGACTGGCGCCGAAAAAGACATACAGGCTATGAAGGAAAGAATTACGGAGTCACAGGCCAGGATGGGTGAGCTAACGTCGGAAAGAGATAGGCTCTCCGATAAGGTTTTGGAATTGAATAAGAAGCTGGAAAACATGCAATCAGTGGCTGCAGCGTTAAAGATTGAGGCAGAAAAGTCCGCCAGAATGCTTGAAGATAGGGAGGCCAAAATAAATAATCTCATACAAGAATTAAAGGAAAAAGAAAAGGAAAGTATCGTATTGCATATGGGCCATGAACCCTTGCGAAAAACATATACATCACAGGCTGAGAGAATGATTGCTGAAGCCGTGAAAAATAAGCAATAAATCACGCAAACGGGTCGTAATCTGTGATGGCCTTGCCTTGCTGGTTCTGCTGACCGGGAATTCGCAGGCGCTTCGACACAGGGAAAGCAAACGTCAGCAATAGCGCATCGCCTTTCCCCGGCGAACGCCCAAGTCGTTCTTTGATATCTTCCTTCGGTTCGATAACGATTTTACCGTCCACGCGAACTTTGTACTCTGCCGTCGACAGGTCGTCCGCTGTTTCCTGGTCATCCAGCATACCGCCCAGCCTCAGCCATGTCTTACATGAGTTGAACATCTCCCCACGCTTGTTGAGCATCTGCGGGTCAGTAGACGCGCCACCGAACGGAACAAGTTGCCATGTACGTCCCCAGCCATCACCGATTGACTTCAAACCGGTTCCGTAACCGAAGTCGATGAATACCGCGTCAGCCTGATACTGGTCTTCAAAGTCAGCGATGCGCTTCGCCATAATCAGATCGTCAGTGGTCTTGTTGCCAGTCCACAGCACCTTACTGTGCAGCCCCTGCCGCAGGTATATCACAGCGTCATCAACGCCGGAGTATGCCGGGTCAACGCCGATTATCACCGGAGCATGTGCCACCTGCGCAGCAGTTACCACCCGTTTCATTGCCTCGTCAGTAAGGCCGGTAGGGATAAACTGCAATTCAGATGCATCAGGGAATATGCCGCGCACACGGATTTTAACGAAGTCGCTGTCTTCCCCGTAGTCATCAACCCATTTCTGCAACTGCTGTTTGTTAGTGCCTTCCACCGTCCGGCTGTCAATCTGCGCAGTTTTCCAGCGGTGTTTATATTTGCGGAAACATTCGCGGAAACGTCCGGTATTACGCGTCGGGTTTCCGAACGCCACCCAGATAATCTCAGTGTCTTCGTCCGTAAGCGCCCCCTCGGCAACTTCCCACACCAGATCCGCAATGTTCGACGCTTCATCAAACACCACGATGATGCGTTTGCGCTCGTTGTGTAGTCCGGCGAACGCCTCAGTGTTGTGCTCAGACCAGGGTATTGCGTCAGCCCGCCACCGCTTGTCGTGCCCAGGGTCATTGCTGTACATCGCGGTAGCGGTACAGGTAAACCAGTCTTTCGTGATAGCAAGGTTCGACCACTTGATAATTTCCGGCCAGGTCTTCGTTCGTAGCTGGTTGTCGGTGTTGGCGGTCACCACGACCTTACAATCCTCGCAAGTGGACATGCCCCAGTTGATCAGCATTGAGATGAATGCGGATTTACCAATACCGTGACCAGAAGCGCGTGCCAGCATAAGCGGCTGATAGCGCGTCTCTGGATTCTGCAGGTGATCACGTATCTCTCGGAACGCATCAGCCTGCCACTGACGTGGGCCGGTAGCATGTGCCAGTTCAGTCCCCTCTTCCCCCCAAGGGAACGCATAGAGGGCATAGCCAAGCGGATCGTGAGTGAACCCTGCAATATCCTCGATTAACTGCTCTTCAGGAGATAACGCTGTATCTGTCACTGATTGCCATCCTGACGTTCTTTGAGTCGCTTCCTGGCTGCTGCTATGCGATCAGCAATTGTCACATTCACATTAACATCCAAGCGTTCTTTGAATGCGTTGACGTCGACGTGCTTACCAATCAGTTCGAGGTTCTTCACCTTGTCAGGCCATTTAATTTTTTTGAGGATTGTCTCTATCGAATCCTCGTTCATGTTCATGATGGTCGATGACAGATCAAAGCCGCTAAGCGTAGTGCGCCAGATTTTCGGCCACTCGCGGATTGGCTTAAGGCTCCCATCGTCGTTGAGGATGTCGATCACGTCCATCTGGTCGATCTCCACCAGGCGCATGAGAACGTAATCAGCACTGACGCGCATTCGTTTGTTGCGCTCCTCCATCAACTCGGCAATCCGTTTTTGAATACGTTCATCGCGCATCATTACACTGGCTTTAACTGCCGCTGTATTTGGGGAGAATCCTGCGTTAATCGCTGCCTGAGTCTGGTTTTCAGGCGTTTTGATGTATGACTGGCAATAAGCCTCCTGCATTGCTGTTAGTGGCTTAAATTGCGTTGATTTGCGTTTATAGGTTTTAGGTTCAGCAGGCATCATAACCACCGTGGTAATAGTTACCGTTGTGGTAATAGTACCATGCAAAATAAAGCCGCCATAGTTGGCGGCAGTATTCAAAACACATCAAATTCATCATGCATAATCTACTCGTGACATGTCACACTATTAATTTCGTTTCATGCCAGCCTTTAGTCACCCAGCATTGCGAGTCACCATTGCACGGGCATGAATTAACTGGAACTCTCTCGCCGCACTTACCGCAACGTTTTCTGCTGATCGATTTTATACGCCCGCGCACGCGTGCATCATCCTGGCGGATCAGTGACGCTATATACTCACCAAATTCGTAAGGCGCACGCCCGGGGCGACGCGTGGCACAGTTACGCTCTAGCATTTCAATTTCCTGAGCATCAAGCACAATCTCCATCTTACGCACACCAGATGCAGCTTGTCTGGCTCTCTGAGCGGCTTTGCGCTCTGCTGCTGATTTAGCCATTCTGATTTTCCTGCATCATGAGAAATACAATCATGGCGGCGCGGAGAGGTCTGGTATCAAATATTGGTCTTACGTCTTTTGCATCCACACACCATTCAGTTAACTGGTCTAAGATAGAAATCCTGTATTTCTCAATAATCGGCCATGAAGCGATCGGATCATTGCAGTAGTCAGGTAAAGGGGTTAATGGCTCAAAAGTTGTATCAGCATTTCCGTAATACCATTTGTTGGTGTTATTCCCTGATGTTTCCGGTTTACATGCCCAAAGGCCTTTAAAAATTATGTCTCCTACCATTCTGTTAATTTCAAAATCACTTAACTGTGAATAGTCCATCACTTCACCTCCTGCGGCGGTTCTGGTAGCAGCATCCAGTACAAGGCGTTCCCTAACCACGATAAAGTGCCGTCGCTCAACTCCACGTATTCCCCTTGTACCTGTCCTGCCATATACTCGCCGTGCTTTGAATAAATTAAAACCCAATCGTCTTGAGCGGGAATTCGCTCACTACAGCTTATCCAACCATCCGGAGTTACCGGAACTTGTGGAATGGCTGTCTGCTCTCGAACGTCATTAGGCGCTATAGGTTCTGCTGCCAACTGACTGGCATATTTGTTAATGGTAACGATAAGCTCTTGCTCAGCCTCATCCAGACAATCACCGATACCTCGCCTGTCACCGTCAAAATCATCGAAATCGGCACGAATCCTGGCAACCTTCAGGATTGCGGACAACACCTCACTAGGAATTGCCGGATAGTTGGTTGACGTTTCCGCGATTTCCCGAAAATTATTGGTTGACGAATTCTTGTTTTCCCGAAAGTTTCCGGACTGAAGCATGGCGGCGCGGCAGGCGTTCCATATTTCGGCAGCAATATCGCGCTCGCTATCGGTTAATTTGTACGTTGAAACATAGCCAGAGAGCATTTCTACGTTTTCCGGAGTTGCTTCTTCAGGCACTACCGGTGCTGGCTCACGTATTACAGGCTCGCCCATGCGTGATTCTCCCTGCGCCTCTTTCAACATGTGGTCATTGATTTGCTCCAGTCGGGAAGTGCTCATCAGCTTCAAGCGCTCGCCGTTTCCAGATGGACAGGTCTTCCGTGCGCCCTGATATGCGTCACCGTATTCGCCGTTAAATACTGGCGCTGGCGGGGCGATGCGTCCAAGCAACTTATTTACCTCTTTCGCCATCGCGTCATATTTATCTAAATAGCGATTAGCTTCTAAGCAGACTCGGTGCATCTGATCTGAGTTAACTCGTTTAACTGGATCTGCTTCCAATGATGCCAGTGCAATCCGTGCCAGTTCTTCCGCTTCTTCTGCTGGCAGTACAACGTTGCTACCCGGTCCGTATGTTTCGCGCCACTGCTTGATTGTCAGCAGTCGCCCTTTGGTAATAGTGATCATGCCGCGTTTCCTTCTTTCTTATTAACAATCACACCGTCATATATTTCATTAAGGTGCCCTCTCAACTCCATGCGCCTTAATGCAGATAACATGTAATCGCATTCAACCTGCTTATTCCCGGTAAATGGCTTATCGTCAGGATTACCCCAACAGCAATTACCCCTGGGCCATCCATGTACTTTCCGTACTCTTCCGTTAACAACGTGAAGTAATCCCCAGCCGGGAGGTAAATCCTCAACTGAAATAATTTCCGGCTCACTAATAAAGAATCGCCAGTCGCCCATGCCAAGTGAGGGATTTTTACGGAAACGCTTTTTTCTATCTGCCAACAAGTCAGCACGAGAACACTTCGCCTCTATCAGGCATGATGCTGAATTTCTGAATCCCATAGCATCTGGCTGTTCTCCGGTACTGGTTACAGCAACAAAGCGGTCATGAAAGCAAACCTTGAACCCGTTGCGCTTAAGGAACTTGTACGCAATCTGACAGAGTTCGTGGTGTGTTAACGCCATATCACTCTCCTTTGATGCGAATGCCAGCGGCACGGGAATCATTCCATCGCTTTACTTCTTCACGAATTACGTCAATGCATTCTTTCGAATCCATTAGGTAATCTTCATCAAAAAGCCTTTCCTGTTCGTTTTCTATCGCAACAATGATTGCTTCAACTAACTTTTGTGCCTGAGAACCACTTTCTAACTCTGCTATGCGCTTACTCCCATCCGAGATAACACCTTCGTAATACTCGCGTTGCTCGTTGAGTTTTGATTTTGTCTCCTCAAGCTCAACGCGCAGCTTCCCTACCGTTAGCGCAATATCCTCGTTCTCCTGGTCGCGGCGTTTGATGTATTGCTGGTTTCTTTCCAGCTCATCCAGCAGCGCCAAGACGGTAGCGGGATTGGCTGCGGCGATGAATTCAGCATTGGCCTGCTGTTCCATTTGGAAATCTTCATCGAAACCGCTTTCTGGATGCGCTCCTTCAATTCTGCAAATAGGAATATATCCAGCAACTTCACGATGAATTAGCGCATCATCACCATCAAATCGGCTCTCTCCATATTCGAGCGACCACTCACCACACGTTGCTTTTTCTGCCTTGGCCAGCAGTGCCTGGTAATTAATTTCGCTCACTGGTTGCCTCCTTTGCGAAGCTCAGCGGCGAAGGCAACTGCGTGATCATGATGTTCAAGTGTGTATGCACACTCCGCAAACATCTCCACGCCCTGCGCCCGTACTTCAGCCAGGCATTTGCGAAACTCGGAAACGTACTGTTCGACGCTCATTCCCCAGCTAAGTGGACATTCATTGAATGTTTCGCCTTCGTGCTCTTCATCAGGTAGCTCTTTGGTAAAGAACTCACGCTCAATGGCGTGGAGTGTGTCAGCAAAACGACGTAAGTTACTCAAACCTACCGTAATGGAGAATTCAGGAGCATCACATCCAACGCCCATCTGCTGATAAACGGCGGTTTTGAAGGCCTTAAGCCCCGCATTCTCCGCCGCCAGAGCTGAAAACTTCTCGTGTGCCAACTTAACAGCCGCATCAGCCTGCTTAATTGACTCAAGCGCTTTCTGTTGGTCTTCGGCCAGCGCATTAGCACGCACCAGTTGCACTTCCAGTTGCGTTGCCAAATCGCTGATCAGCTTTGCCACACTGCGCATATCAACGGCACCACATTCTGCTTTCAGTTCCGAAGCCATCTCATGCCCGGCGGAAACTAACCCTTTGATATTACTTTCCATCTTTACCCTCGCTTATCCACATAACTTATTGATTACATTGATAACTAAAAAGATCGTCGATTCAGAACTCTTCGATGTTCCAGCCACCACCTGCTTTCTTTGGTTTAACCGTTACCCCGATGATTCGGAACGGATACTGATCTGCGGCGACTTTGGTTTTCACCCTGGCGTCGTCGGTCCAGAAACCTTTCACTTCGTGCAGTTCCATCTCTCCGGTGGCGAGCATCACAGCGAAATCGGGCGTATAGAACGTGTTGTCAGCTAACCGCAGCTTGATACCCTCGAATCGATACCAGGCGATTTCCCCTGCACGTTTACGCTGCTCAAGGTGCTGGCAATACGCAGATTCTGTTTTGTTCATCTGGCCTGTTTTGAGTCGACCAAGAGCCTGTATCTGTTTTCTCATGATTTACCTCTGAGGTAATTAAAAACCACATAAGACACGAAATCAATAGATTTTAGAATATTTTATTACCTGTCAGGTAATTATCGAGGCGTAAAAAAATGCGCTATCGCGCTGGTATTACTTGATAAATCCTGCCGCCTTTCCCCGCCTGTATTCCTCCATCAGCCACTGCGCCGGTGTTATTCCCCCAAGGGTGGCGGCGTTAGGCATGCACCCGAAACTTCGCCCTGGTGGATGGTAAACGTCTCTCCCTGTGTCCGGAGGTGTACTCATGGGCTCTGGCTTTGCCTGTATGCTGATCACCGGATCGGGTATCTGCTGTCCGGAAGCCACCTTTTTCGCCCAATCATCGAGCAGCCTGCGCGCGTGTTTCTCAACCTCAATCTCGCTAAGCTGGCGCTGATACATTGCACGGCGGGTATCACATACGACCCAGTACATAACCGGATGTCGCCACGGGAATCTTTCGGGACCACCAGGATATAAACTTTTTTCCTTGCTGTACCGGTGAAACTCCGCCATCACATCGTCAATGGTGACGCCAAGAACCATCTTGCTGTCTTTGCACCACTTGATAAATTGTCCTGGCGACGGCCAGAACGGAGATTCACTGGCGCGGGCGTGGCGCATACCAGCAGAAACCTGTTCACGGGTTCGGATCCCCCCTTCGGCAAACGCAGCAATCCACTGCTGTTTTGCAGCAACTTCCTGCTCTGGCGTCTTCAGGTTGGTTACCACTGCCGCCGGAAACAGTTGTTTCAGCTGTTTGAAAAGGGCATCAACAAGCCTCTCTGCTGACATGTTCACCACGTTGTCATTGTTGGTGTACTGATGCTCATAACCTGACATGCGAGAAAGGGCTTCTCCGTCACGGTTTTGTATCGCGGTAAAAACGTTGTTCACAAGAAATCCTCCCATGCTTCAGGACTGTTCCAGTGCGGAACGTTGTTATCAGGTAATGTTGATTGCTTCTGTCTGCTAATCTGCAGCCTCCTTGCCAGCTTCTGCTCCCACTGTGCCTGATGGTATGCCTTACCCTCAGCCATCCAGTAAATTCTGAACTCTGCAAGTTCCTGTGCCGTTGGCAGACTGTCCAGGTAGATTCCCTGCAATGAGCTTTTCCGAAGAAAGTCATCTGATGGCTGCCATTGTTCATGCATGACAAATTTGCCTAATTGCCCTGGCCCACCATGAGGAACAAAGTTATTCATCACGGCGTTGTTTGCGCCGGGGTCATGAGGCACAGAATCCCCGGTTTTTGTCCTGCTCTCCCTCTCTTGGTTAAATGACTGGTTATATGACTGGTTCTGGATCCCGTTTTTGGGATCATTCAACATCCCGTTTTTGGGATCATTCAACATCCCGTTTTTGGGTATATTCCCGTTTTCGGGAACATTACCGTTTTCGGGTTCATTCTCCCCTTCCTGGTTGCCTTTAATGTTCCCGTTTTTGGTTATATTAAGAGAGAAAACCCGCACTCTTTTCGTCGCACCCTTTCTCTCTCCGGTATCTGAAATAAGCCCCATTTTCATGAGCGATATAAGCCCGGCCTGTACGGTTTTTTTATTCAGGCAAGTGTCTTTAACGAGGCGTTCTATGCTGGGGTAGCAGAGGTTATATTCATCGGCTCTGTCAGCCATCGAGAGCAGTATGAGCTTTAATGACGAGCTACCTGGATCTGTCTCCCAGGCCCAATCTGTTGCATGTCTGCTCATGATTAATCTCCGCTATCAGCTTGAATGTTGTGGGGAGGAATTAATCATGATCTGCTTAATCTCTGCCCTGATGCGACGGTTTGATTCCATGGTGCACTCAACACAGTGTCCGTTGTAAACCCAGCGTTCACTGTCATGTCCGTGCTTACATGTTTTTCCGGTGTAGTAGCGTTTAAGTCCGCGCTTTGCGGCATCAATACGTGTAATGATTTCCATGGTAAGCCCTGTCATTAGTATTGGGATTACGGTTATTTTGTGCTGACACAAAAAAAAGATCAACCAGATTTGGTTTTTTATTACCTTTGAGGTACGAATAGATATGAAAAGACCGCCGGGTGGCGGTCTACAGAGGGTTGTAGCTGGATATCATGAGTAGAAGAAGTATGCCAGTTCTGCTTTTGAGCGCAGCCATTGTCTTGTTTTACAGGCTTTAAAAAGCCCATTCATCAATACCTTACCTGGCATCTTGCGCTTACCTGTTAAGTGAGTCTGGATATAGTGACTCGTCGTTCCGGCTTCCTGTGCGAAGGCTTCACGCTCATCCGGAGTAAGTGCAAGCCAGTGCTTTTTGAAATCGAAATGTCCGTTATCGCTCATAGCTATTGCCTGATATTTATTTCAGATAATAAATATTCACCCATAAGGTAACAAAAATCAAGGATAGTTACCTATGAGGTGCATTTACCTGTTGGGTAATATTGCTTTAAATTGAATCATCTACTGATTCATATATGAGGCGATTTTCCAGAAAATGAAAAGTATCCAGGACGTCCGCAGGCAAAATCTCAACGACTTGATCGACCGTGAATTCAATGGTGTTCAGACGCGGATGGCAGAAAAACTTGGAACTCAGGCAAATCTGGTAAACCGCTGGGCTCTTGGCAAGAAGGTTATCGGCGACCAGGTTGCGCGAAAAATTGAAGCTGCCGCCAATAAACCCCGTAACTGGCTTGATATCGATCGCTCGCTTTCTCAGGAAGGTTTTCAGCCTGTCGGCCCAAGCGACATTGGTCAGCTGGCGGCTCACAACCTGGAACGCTGGATGAGCGAAAGCCGCGACCTTTCAACGCAGGGAAAACTTCACCGCGCATCCGGCGTCGCCCAGGTGACAATCAGTCGCCTGTTAAACAATGAGGTCAGCGTTTCCATTTCCACCCTGGAGAATGTTGCATCCGCATTCGGGCGTCACGGCTATGAATTACTGATTCACCCGCACGACCCTGCGACTATCAACTATGACCGCTCGCGCTACGCATTGTTACCCGAAACCGAGAAAGCAAAGATCGAAAGTTACATTGAATTTGTCATCAACCAGAACGAAAAAAGCAAACAATAAAACTATATTTTTCAGTAAGTAAGCCGCCTCATGGCGGCTTTTTTATTGCCAGATAGATTACCTTACGGGTAATTTTTTTAACTCATATCTATTGACACCAAACCAAATAAGCATAATTATTACCTCAACGGTAACAGACTGAGGTAACAGACCGAGGTAACAAGTTATGCAGTGGAAAATCATCAACGGTTGGTACTGCGTTACTGCATGCGGATTCATGAGCTGGAAGTTCCGCACCTTACAGGAAGGCATTAAGTGGGCTTTCGTCAGCAAAGAAGCTCGCGATGTAGCCAACGATAACGAGATATGGGAGGGCTGATAATGAACGTTAATCAGCAGAAAAATCTTCAAAAAATCATGCTGGCATTCGACAAGGACTACCGCCTGTCAGAACAGCTATATGACCGACAAGTTGAACTGATTGAGAGCATCCGACTTCATCAACTGTCCTCAACTTTCGACGTTGTAACAGGCAAAGGCGTTCGTCAGGAAGTGCTGGAGGCTGCTAAAGACAGCCCTGAGTTCGAAGAACTGATGGATGCCTACCGGCGCGAGGCAATGGCAATTATAGCGCGCTGGGATCTGGCGGATCAGCTTGATGGGCAGAGGGACGCGGCATGATGCGGAACGCTGGAATCATGGATAGAACAAAATACATCGGAGGAAGCGATGTTGCAGGGATTCTTGGAATTAGCCCATGGCGCACCCCGCTTGAGGTTTATCTGGATAAGGTCCAGCCACGTGTCAAACCAGTAGACCCAAGCAAGCAGAAAGTTTTCACGCGTGGCCAGCGTATGGAGCCATACGTAATAGACCTGCTTTCTGAGGAAACAGGGATGGAAATCGTTCATCGCGGAAACCGCTATATCCACCGTGATTACGATTTTATTGCAGCTGAGATCGATGCAGAAGCAGCGTCAGGCGAGAACATTGAGATCAAAACAGTTAGTCCGTTCAAAGCCAAAGAATGGGGAGAAATCCAGACAGATGCAATTCCTGTGCATTACACGGCCCAGGCCATGCACGGGTTGATGGTTACAAACAAACAGGTATGCGTTTTCGGTGTGCTTATCGGTGGCGACGACTTCCGAATCTATCGGGTTGAGCGTGATGAAGAAACTATCCAGGCGATCTTAGAAAAAGAAATCGCTTTCTGGGACCGAGTGAAAAATCTTAACCCGCCGGAAGCTACCAGCGTAAGCGATGTATCGCTGATGTTTGAGAAAGATGCCGGGACAAGTATCGAGGCTGACGGAAAGGCACTCGCACTATTCAACGATCTACGAGACATGAAATCACGCAGAAAATCACTGGAAGAAGAAATAGCTATATCAGAAGAGAAGCTGAAGATGTACATGCAAGAGCACTCAGTCCTGACCCTGGACGGAAAGCCGCTCTGCACATGGAAATCTCAGATCAGCAACAGATTCGACCAGAAGCTATTCCAGTCAGTACACCCTGAGTTATTCGAAAAATTCAAAACAACAACGACACAACGCGTCTTCAGAATGAAGTAAGGAGAAAAAATGTCTATCAATGCACTTAAGGCAGCGGCTACCGGTAACCAAGTTGCACATCATAATGAGAAACCAACAACTCTGGCCGGACTTCTGGCAGACCCAAAAATTAAAGCTCAGATGGCTTTGGCACTTCCAAAGCACATGACAGCAGACCGTCTGGCGCGCATAGCAACCACAGAGATCAGAAAGGTTCCAAAACTTGCATCATGCGACCAAGCCAGCTTCCTGGGGGCAATTATGCAATGTGCCCAATTGGGTCTTGAACCAGGCGGAGCTCTTGGACACGCTTACCTGATACCGTTCGACAAACGCCAGAAAGTAAATGGAAGATGGGAAACCGTATCTACAGAAGCACAGCTGATTATCGGCTATCGCGGAATGATTGACCTTGCCCGCCGCTCTGGGCAGATCCTGAGTATCTCGGCTCGTACCGTACATACAAACGACAAATTCAGCTACTCATACGGCCTGGAAGAAACGCTCGAGCATTTACCTTGCGAAACAGGTGACCGCGGAGAATTAACGCACGTTTACGCCGTTGCACGACTGAAAGATGGCGGAGTCCAATTTGAAGTTATGAGCCGGGCAGACGTTGAGAAAGTTCGTGCACTGAGCAAAGCCGGTAGCAGTGGCCCATGGGTTGATCACTTCGATGAGATGGCTAAAAAAACAGTAATTCGCCGACTGTTCAAATATCTTCCTGTTTCTATTGAAATGCAGAAGGCTGTTGTTATGGATGAGCGCGCTGAAGCTGGACTTAGCCAAGATAACGCAGCTGTTATCACTGGTGAATATTCCGTAGTTGACGATGAGCGTCAACACCTGTCGCCAATTTCAGATTCAGAACGAGAAGAAGCTCGAGAATATATCATCGCGATACTTAATAGCCTGGATCCATCTGCTGAAGATGCAAAAACGATGTTCAAGCGCGCTGAAAATGAAATTAACACCATGGCTGAAAAGCTCGGTGATGAATATCACCAAAAATTCATGATGACGCTTAACGATATGCGTCCAGAATTCGAGTAACCACCACCGCGGCGCCACGTGCGCCGCACTGCAACCAAGAGAGGTATTCATGAAAGGTGCATTAGGTAAGAAAGAACTCCTGGCGGTGGTGCCACTGTCATGGAGCACTATCGACCGTATGGAGCGCGCAGGGGAATTTCCTAAACGCTGGTATATCACCGATAAACGCTGCGCATGGAACCGTGATGAAGTTGAGCGTTGGCTTGATGAACGTCAGGCAGCAAGCCCGGCAGAGTTCCAGGGTAAAAAGCCTCCTGTTCAGCAACGTGTATATCGTCCTGTGAGCAACGCGGCATGAGTGTGCTGCTAAGGCACTGGAGCAAATGGTCAGGATGGTACTTATTCCTGGCCTCTGTTTCAGCATGGCTTTATCTGCTGGCATTAATTTTCAGAGAGGGTTGGATTAAGTGAGAAAGTTAAGCCGACTTGAAAAATATCACATGAACAAGGTTTCAATGCGCAGCCCTTCAAAGGTTGTTGCCGTTACTCCTGCGGCGATAGAGATCGAAAAACGCGCGATTGAAAGAGAGAAAAAAGGGCAGTTCCGCATTGCCGCCCACCTTTGGCTTCAGTGTATGGATGTTGCTTCTGGTGATGTTGAACGTGCAAGGATCGCGGTTCGCAGGGACCAATGTATCACAAAAGGTAACGGCCTTCGCCGTGGCGACTATAGCGGCATAGGATGTTGTGGGGTGGTTTATGACTAAGAAATACACACTAATCTATGCAGATCCACCCTGGGTATACCGGGACAAAGCCGCAGATGGTAATCGCGGTGCCGGTTTCAAATATCCGGTTATGAGTGTGCTGGATATCTGCCGCCTTCCTGTGTGGGATTTGGCCGATGAAAACTGTCTGTTGGCCATGTGGTGGGTGCCAACACAACCACTCGAAGCACTAAAAGTTGTTGAAGCCTGGGGATTCCGTCTGATGACGATGAAGGGCTTCACGTGGATAAAATGTGGTAGTCGACAACAAGATAAACTGGTTATGGGTATGGGACACATGACTCGCGCCAATAGTGAAGATTGCCTGTTTGCGGTAAAGGGAAAACTACCTACGCGCATTAATGCAGGGATCGTTCAGTCATTTACCGCACCGCGGCTTGAGCATTCAAGAAAGCCAGATATCGTTCGTGAAAAACTTGTGCAATTATTAGGCGATGTTTCTCGCATTGAACTGTTCGCCCGCCAGACGTCTCATGGCTTCGATGTTTGGGGTAATCAGTGCGAAGACCCGGCAGTGCAACTACACCCTGGATACGCGTTGGATATTGGCGGATTAACAAATGCATTCAGCAATGCTCCGCTGTCACCAACAGACATCCAGGGGCGGGAGCGTGCTGCATGAACAGGGCATCACCAGCAGATTTAAGAAAATGCCTTGAAACTGCAAACATGCTTGCACACAGCGGGATCAGGTTTGTTCCAATTCCCGCTGTCACTGATGCTGAATTTGCAACACTGTCAGCAATATTCGAAAACAAAATTGAATCACTGGCAGCAGAAGCAGAGATGGAAGAAAATCAGCAGAACTATTAAACGTTATTCCCCCGCCATCCACTTCTCAAACTTCGACGGGGAGAACGGAATCAGATCCGTATGCTCCCCGTTAATCCAGGAATCAATCATATCGGCCCACTGCTGCAACATGTAGGCGCGCTGTCTGGCGTATTCCGCTTTGTTATATACGGCGCGCACACCTTTCTGCTCATGTGCCAGAGCCTTTTCAATCCAGTCTGAAGGATAACCAGCCTCATGCAACAACGTACTTGCTGTACGGCGCATATCGTGTACGGTGAAGTCCTGAATATGCTCACCATCTTCATTTATTATTTTCACCGTTCTGTCGATCAGAGAGTTCAGCGCGGCATTAGATAATGGCTTCCGGAAATTGTAACGACCAGGAACCAGATATTCACTTCCACCTGCGCACATCTGCAACCCAACCAATATATCCTGTGCCTGTTTAGGCAGGTAAATAACGTGCGCCCGGCTTCCCTTCATGCGGTCTGAAGGAATTGTCCATGTCCATTTTTTAAAATCTATTTCATCCCACGTTGCATTGGTGAATTCGCCTTTACGAACCATAGTGATAAGCACCAGCTTTAAAGCCATTTTCATAGTGCCCATAGCACCAATGGCATCCAGCATGCGGAAGAACAGGCCAATTTCTTCTGGTGTCAGTGTTCGCTCTCGTGGTTTAAATATGGCGATAGACGAAGGTTTAATGTCAGCCGCAGGATTAAACAAACCATGACCACGGTCATTGGCGTGACGGTATACGCTGCTGATGATCTCCCTGGCCTGTACTGCTGTTGCCCGACCACCGCGTTCGACAATCCGGTCACACAAATCACGAACCATCGATGTGGTAATTTCAGCCATCATTTTGTTGCCAAGAACCGGAAGTATGTCACGGTCGATCACCGCCTGCTTCATTGCGCGGGTACTGTCAGCCAGGATGACGTGTTTCATATAACTGTCGGTATGTACCGCAAACGTCTCGGCACCACGAATCTTTTTGATACCGTCACGTTTAGCCGCAGCCGGCGACTGGCCTGCTTTAAGCAGCTTCTTTGCAGCAATCAGTTCTTCTCGCGCTTCTGCCAGGCTGATACCGTCACGCCCATACTGCCCGATTACCAGTGTTTCGCGGCGACCGTTGATACGGTAGTCATAGCGAAACGAGACCGTACCTGACGTAAGCACAGCTACATACAGCCCGTCACGATCGGAAACTTTGTACAGTTTGTCCTGTGGCTTGAGGTTCTTTAATTTTGTATCGGTAAGCAC